CATCTTGAACATGTTCCGTGACTACGCGGTAAGGAGGATTGATGTCAGCCCCTTCCACTGATCCCAGACTGATGCATGTGGCCGACGAGGTTCGTCGGCTCATGCGCGAGTTCGGTGATCTCTGTTTTGACGAGGCACCGCAGGATGAAATCGATGCGGCTTGGCGACAGTACATGTACGTCAAGCGGCTACAGCAGGAGGGGGTTCAGTATGTCCCAAGATTCTAAGGCTGTTGTTTGCAGCAAAAAACTGAAGTTCAGCGACTGGGATGAGTTCAAAGAAAGAGTCGCGCATGTGGCTGAGAACCCCGACGCCATGACATCGCAAGAGATGTTGTCCTCGTACTTTTTGGACAAGGTGTTTTGGGAAAAGTTTGGCAAGGGTCGGCACGAATTGTTTGTGCGTCACTGGGTGATCCGAAAGAAGCTACACAACGGCACCTACAAGAGCAACAGCGGTAAACGGATGGGAAACTACACACCGTTTTTCCGGATAAAAAACAGACAAACAGGGAAGATTCGGCACATTGGCATGGGACTTCTAACAATGGTTCTGGAGCGTGAGATGAAATATCGTCCGAACAGGCGCAACGATCCGGATCGTAATTGGGGGCTACCCGAATGACCCTCGATTCTGATTATGACGAGGAGTCTAAGAAGATCGAGGACGACTACCAAGGCGTCGAGTGTGACTGGTGTGGACATACATGCTGGGAGCACACGACATTTTTCGGGGACATTCGTTGCGACGAGTGTGCCTATGAAGACGAAACCTACAGAAGGGAGATTCTAGGTGACTAAAAAAGACAAACGAGTGACGCGCGACATGCGTCTGACGATGCTGAAGATTCACAACGATCTGAAGGACATCAAGAACACCATCGAGGAGTGCAATGACATCTGGCTGTCTGATCTACAGAAGCTGAATAAGATCATTCACACATTGCACCACGAGTTCGAGTTCAAGGCGCCCAAGGAGGGTCATGGGTATTGGTCGGACTGGGTGTTCGCCGAGGATGTAAAAGAGGAGGACGACGATGAGTGAGGGACCATTTACCGGTGATCCGATCCAAGACATGTTCACATTGCGGGACAGGTACGGCATGTACCAAGACGAGGAGTACGACGTGAAGTTCGTAAAGTCTGGTCTTTCGAACCTGATCTCGGGCGATGTGTTCGAGGGCTGCGACGTGACGTTTGATCCTGAGTTTCAAACAGTCAGTGTCACCGCCAGAGGTTTCGATGTGATCATCGAGCTAGGCAACACGGACTCGTGGAAGAACCCCTGCGCCAATGGTGGGCGTGACGAGGCCATGAGAATTCTCGTAAAGGAAGTCGAGTCCTTCGAGGAAGAAGACTTTTTTGCAGACATTCATGTCCCCAAGAAGAGGGACGAAGAATGAAGGTCGTCTGGGTTCTGTTGCTAGTCACAGGGTATGGTGTCGATGAATTCGACACCAAATCCCTCGGCGGCTACGATACTATGGCACAATGTTATGTGGCATCGACTCAAATCTTCTGGGAGCGCATGCCTATCAACCAAGAGGCGTTGTGTATCCGCGTGGAGTATGAGGGAGATGACGGTGACGATTGAAGAAGGTGACGGCACGATGCAGCGGCGTTTGGACTTGGGCCTATGCCCGAAGTGTCGAACAGCCTTGGACCCTGGACCGAGGACCGTGTGCCGATGTTGTGGATTACATATCGGCGGTGTACTGGACCCCCATGGTTGTACACCGTTGATCGATCCTGAGACGGTAATCAGCATGACAGGAGCGTTGAAGTGATTCACCACCACAGCGGCTATTGGACAGGAGGGGTTCTCGATACGGACTTTGACTACATGTTCGACGCGCGAGAGCGGATTGATACCTCGTTTCAGGAAGAGCCGTACCGAGGACCGTACAACCACAACGGTTCGGTCAACGGAACAACGGTTCGAGGAACGCAGGTGAACGACAGAGAGCCTATCGGCAAGACGATGCCGATGCGCGGAGTCAAACAGTGATGGAAGGAGGTTGGTCATGAACCAAACAGAGTTAATGCCAGACGCAAACACCGAGCCAGACATGGAGTGGAGCACCGCCGTGCAAGTTATCGACTGGTGCGTTAGCGAGATGCTCGATAAGATTCAGGAATGGCCGGATGACTATGGTCCGGGCAGGGCTGACGAGGTCATGGAAGCGTGGGAACGTATTTTAAGAGGTTAGGATGGAAGCGATCATCGCAATGGTATCATTCTGTGTGATGTCCACCACTCCTCCAGAGTGTGGGTACATCGAAGACAATCGCGGGCCGTATGAAACCGTGAAGCAGTGTGAGGTTCGGATAGACGAGATGTTCGGCTTGTTGCGTATTATGTTTCCGCCGGAACTGGTAAGGGCCGAGGGTAAATGTTTTAGGGTTAAGGGAGAACAATTGTGAAACAGCGTGATCCAAATTGGAAAGCTATCCGCCGCCACAATGTGGTGCCGGATAAGCGCGATAAGTTAATGGAAGAGATCCACAACAACATAGTTCGTGACATGCAAAACCGGTGCCCCCGCTGCGGTGGTTCGGGCAAGGTCGAGGTTCACGGACATTATCAATGCGCTGCATGTGCCAGCGTGATCGACGACTGCTGCCAAGGAGAGTGTGCAACATGACCGACAACATACTGAGTTTCCCCATCAACCGAGTCGAGAAGGCCCGTGCTCCGGTGCCTGACGTATGCGCGACAGCAGCCGAGAACTTCGAGGAGATCATCATTCTCGGGCAGAACAAGGAAGGTGCCATACAGATGATCACCACGGTTCACGATCCGGCGGAAATCTTCTGGTATTTCGAGGCCGCACGATTCGGCATCATGCTGGGTGCGACAGACGAATGAAGTTCAATTACAAAACGGAGCCGTACGCGCACCAGCACGAGGCATTGGTCCGCAGCTACGACAAACGTAACTATGCCTACTTTATGGAGATGGGTTGTGGGAAATCAAAGGTACTTATTGACAACATCGTGTGGCTCTTCGAGGAGGGTCGAATTGACACGGCGGTTATTGTTGCGCCGAAAGGTGTTTACCGCAACTGGGAAACGTCGGAGATTCCAATTCATTTCCCCGAGAATATTCCGCACGAGATTTATGTATGGAATCCGAGTCCCAACAAGTCACAAGCAGAAAGACTCAAAGCCGGTCTTCAAGAGCGTGGCGTCCTCCGCATACTACTGGCAAACGTGGAAGGGTTTGCGACTAAGAAGCTACCAGCTTATGTGGATAGGTTCATTCAAGGCAGGCAAAGCCTACTTGCTGTTGATGAGTCCACTACTATCAAGAACCCCAAGGCCAAGCGCACTAAGAACTTGGTCATCCTCGGTTCGAAGGCGGCATATAAAAGAATCCTAACAGGATCGCCTGTCACCAAATCACCGCTCGACCTCTATGCTCAGTGCGGATTCATGGACAAGCGGCTTCTGGGGTTCGACTCGTATTACTCGTTTCAGGGACGGTACGCGATCACTCGCACACAGCGTATGGGATCGCACTCATTCAATCAGGTCGTGGGCTACCGGAATCTTGAAGAGCTATCGAACAAGCTACTGACGTTCTCGTATCGCGTGACAAAGGACGAGGCGCTGGACCTACCGGAGAAGATATACACCACCCGGCGGGTGATGCTGACGAAGGAACAGATCGAGTATTACCACTCGCTGAAGAAGGCTGCTATCGCGATTCTCGACAACGGTGAGTTAGTCTCGGCGCCGGCTGCTATGACGCAGCTTATCAGGCTCCAGCAGTTACTGTGCGGTCATCTGGTAACCGACGACGGAGAACTGGTGGAGGTGCCAAGCTATCGGATCGACGCACTCATGGAGTGTATCGAGGAGATGGATGGCAAGGTCATAATTTGGTCACGATTCCGATACGACATCCGCAAGATCGAGGCTGCGTTGAAGAAGAAGTACGGACCCGAGAGCACGGTCACGTACTTCGGTGACACCACCAGCGACCAACGCGAAGAGGCGAAGAAGCAGTTCCAAGAAGGTGATGTTAGATTCTTTGTCGGCAACCCGCAGACCGCAGGCATGGGCCTGACGCTACACGCGGCGACCAACGTGATCTACTACGCCAACGACTTCAACCTCGAGAGTAGGGTGCAATCAGAGGACCGAGCGCATCGGATTGGTCAGCATCATCCGGTTCTGTATGTGGATCTGATGGTCCCGCAGACGATTGATGTTCACATTGTGAAGACGTTGCAGAAGAAGATCGAGTTGTCGGCTGCTGCTCTGGGTGAAGAAGTCCGGAAATGGTTGGAACTTTCCCCCCGCCGAACCGACGATTAGAGGCTTTGCCGATGATCGCTTGGTGTTGCACTGTCATGGAGGCGTAGAGTTGATGCGGGTACAAGGCGCAAGACCCAGTTTCGAGGTCCACATACAGAAGGCGTATACCCATCTTACGCTGCTTTTGTTTCAGCTTGCGCGAGATGTAGGTTCCGTTCTCTCGCTTGCTGGCCTTCTTGACATCAAACAGGTGCATCTGGCCGTCAGGTGCAAGGGCGATAAGGTCAATCGGACCCTGCGCCATCACTGGCTGGTAGACATAACACCCCTGTGCCACGAGCCAGGCCGCAGCAATCAGTTCAGCTTGGGATCCATCTCGGATTCTGTGATCAACTCCCATTGAATACTTGACTTTCCCGAGTTATGTGGGGTAAGTTTCCATCAGTTCACGAATAAAATCAAGGAGAAGAGCGTGGATACGACGAAGTACAAATCAGTTGCCGTTCCCATCGATATTCACAAGAAGCTACAGCAACTAGCCAAGGAAAGCGACAGAAGTGTTGGTCGTCAGATAGCGCACATGATTAAGATACACGAGCAAAAGAAAGTCGCTTGACCCAAAAAGTTTGCCGGTGTATCACACTGGCCGCAGCCCGCGCTTACCTCCGTGGGCAGGGCTGCACCACCACCCGAAGGGGTTAAACTTTGTACTAGAAGGAGAGAGTGATGAGCGATGTGTTCTCGCTATTCGAAGAAGAGGCAGTCAACGCCGACAAGTTTGACAAGGTACAGAAGGAGGGGGCAAGTGACCTCTCTAATCTGATCCGTCGGTCGCTCGAGATCGACAAGCAGATCGCAGATGCAGAACAGTTTCTGAAAGATCTGAAATTCAAAAAGCGCAAGATCAACGAAGAAGACATTCCGATGCTCATGGAAGAGATGGGCATGGACAGCGTCACCGTGGACGGTAACAAGGTTACCCTGCGGCAGTTCGTTCACGCGCGAATCGCAGAGGACAAGCGCGAGGAAGCGTTCGGTTATCTGCGTTCCATTGGCGAGGCTGACATCATCAAGAATGATGTGACCGTCTCGTTCTCAGCAGGACAAGACAATATGGCTGGCTCGGTGGTCGATGATCTCCGGCAACAGTACGGTCTTGACCCTGCTCAGAAGACTCATGTCCATGCATCTACCCTGAAGGCGTGGGTCAAAAACAGAATCGAAGCCGGCAAGGAGTTGGACTTCGACACATTTGGGGTTTTCGTTGGCACAGAAGCCAAGATTACAAGGAGCTAAAAATGAGTGTTGCTAGTTTCACGGCAGACGAAGAGCTAGAAGTGTTTGGAGATAAGTGCCTCTACGACGTTGCAGTGCGGCTCAAGGTGGTAGTGGATTTTTCCGAGACTGGATTGGATTGGAAAGATGCACTGCAAGAAGAGGTGCGGAAACAAATGATTGAGTATGTGAGTGAAGACCATTTTGCGTTCGATTACGCCGGACCGTTTTCACCAAAGGAGGAAAACTAACATGGCTAGTAAAGTTCGTTTCGATATAGAAAACGACTACAGCCGGCATGAGGTTGATCCGTGGGATCCTGTTCCCTTCCGGATTCTTGCAGAGAAGAAGCTGCAAGATGTGGGGTGGGAGATGTCACACACCAACCTAGTGGCCGGTCTTCTACAAAGACTCTATCACTGTGAAGCGGCATCTCGTATCGAGACTGACGATTTCTGGTGGAGTTACACACATGAACTTGACTTCGATATCGAAGAACAAAACAAGGGGAACTAACATGGCTGGTACAGCAGTAGCAGATAAGAAGCAAACTGCCCCCGCCGAGATCTTTGCCGATATGGCAGAGTTCGCTGGTGAGGGTATGGATTCAATCGGCACCGAGGATATGCAGATTCCGTTCTTGCGGATTCTCCAGCCTCTGTCGCCAGAGGTGCAGAAGGGTGACGCCAAGTTCATCAAGGGCGCATCCGCAGGTGACCTGTTCAACACTGTTACCCAGCAGGTCTGGGACGGCGAGGACGGCGTTGTCCTGATCCCGTGTGGGTACACCGTCAAGTATCTCGAGTTCGGCCTGCGTGAGGCTGGTGGCGGCTTCTTCGGCGAGTTGGATCCCAACTCCCCGGACGTAAAGAACACCACCCGCAACGGTACGTCAGAGATCCTGCCATCGGGTAATGAGCTTGTCCGCTCGGCACAGCACCTCGTGCTGATCGTCGATACCAAGACCGGCCAGACGCAGCAGGCGATCTGTGACATGAAGAAGACACAGTTGAAGGTGTCCCGTCGCTGGAATACGCAGATGCGTATGGTGCAGTACGAAGGTCCGAACGGACTGTTCAACCCGCCGATGTGGGGCACCGCCTGGAAGATGACTGTGATCTCGGAGAGCAATGACAAGGGGACGTGGTACAACTACGGCGTATCTCGTGTTGAGCCGACCGAAGTTCCGAGTTCCGCGTTTCACGCTGCGAAAGAATTCTTCCAGTCTTTCCGGTCCGGTGACGTACAGACACAGGCTGGAACACAAGACGAGATGAACAAGCAGTCAAAGGCTGCATCCAGCAACGCGGACGACGATATCCCATTCTAGTCCACCGGGACTTTCACCGTGGTACAGGGGGCTGCGGAAAGATCAACAGGTCCGGTGGGTGTGCTTCTCCGCACATAGATATTGCTTGTTGATCACCCCCTGCCTTTTTTTATGGGGGCAGGTATGAACCTAGCAGAACGGTTCATGGCTGCGTTTGAAGGATTCAGCGCAGCACATGGACAGACACAAATATCAGAAGAACGTCGAGCCGGTAAGCAGAAGGCCAAGTCCTTTATCGTACGTCAGCCGCTCACGCTCGAGCTTATCGAAGGGCATCTTGCCGGCGACAAGGGTGTTGGCTCGATCCCGATTAAAGAAAACAACAAGTGCTCCTTCGGAGCACTCGACATCGATCAGTATCCGCTCGACCTTGCAGCGATAGACAAGAGGCTACAAGACAATGACATTCCCGCTGTGGTCTGCCGTTCGAAATCAGGTGGCGCACATATCTTCTTCTTTTTCACAGAGGAGATCGGTGCTGGCGAGTTCCGTGACAAGGCGGGTGAGATCAGTGCCTTTCTTGGCTACGGTGGTTGCGAAGTGTTTCCAAAGCAGGAGCAGCTTCTGGTCGAGCGTGGTGATGTTGGTAACTTTATCAACCTTCCGTACTTTGATTCGGAACAAACGCTCCGTTACGCAGTTAAGGAAGATGGCGATGAGGCGGAGATCGAGGAGTTCCTAGAGCTTGTCGAAGCGCGGCGGTGTACTCCAGAGGCTTTCGTTACACTGTCTCTTGGGCGCAGTCTCGACGAGTTCATGGAATACCCACCGTGTATGCAGAGTATGTTCTCTGACGGCGTGCCGGAAGGGACGCGGAACATCGTGATGTTCGGCACGGCTATCGCCTGTAAAAAGGAGCAGCCGGAGAACTGGAAGTCTCGACTCGAAGAGATCAACATCGCGCACGTTCAGCCTCCGCTGCCGGCGTCAGAGATCGTCATCATTCAGCAGCAGCACGAGAAGAAAGAGTACGGCTACCTGTGCCAACAGGAGCCGTTCAAGTCACGCTGCAACAAAGCTCTATGTAAAACAAAGCAGTTTGGTATCGGTGGGGGTAGTGCCTCCGCTGACATCACTGGCCTGTGCGTGGTCAAGTCGGAGCCTCCGGTCTGGTTCTGCGACGTTGACGGCAAGCGCGTGGAGTTGATTACCGAGGAGCTACAGACACCGCAGAAGTTTCAGAAGGCATGTATGGAACAGATCCACCTAATGCCACCGATGATGAAGCTGGGTGACTGGCAGGCTATGGTCACGGTACTGATGTCCGACATGAGCGAGATCGAGGTGCCGGAGGAACTGACATACAAGGGTCAGTTCATGGACTTCCTCGAAGAGTTCTGCACCGGCAGGGTTCAAGCTGCGAGTCCCGAGGAACTAGCACTGGGCAAGCCGTGGACCGATGACGGACTGACCTACTTCCGTATCGAGTCTTTGATCAAGTACCTGCGGAACAACCGCTTCGACACTTATAGCCGTGGTCAGATACAGGAGCGCCTGAAGGAACTGAATCCAGATGCGAAGGCATCTGGGGCGAAGAGCTTTAAGGGTTCTGATGGTCAGTGGAAAAAGATCCGCGTCTGGCACATACCTGCCTTCAATCCCGAGGTCGAAGCTCCGGACATCGACATACAAGGAGAGGAGGTTCCGTTCTGATGGGGTATCTAGCTTACTTTTTATGCGACATCTGCGGGCACAAGTGGGAGACCTATTATGCCCGGCTCAAGTCAGTTGAACGTGGGGATGTTTGTGAGAACTGCCTTAATCGTCCCCCGTACCGGGAACACTATTCGGGCTGCGTTGCAGAACCCTACTCCTATGAGGAGGATAAGTCCTGATGGAAAAGGCAATCTTTGGCCCACCGGGCACAGGCAAGACAACCACCCTCCTCAACATCGTGGACGAGGCGCTGCAAGGCGGCATGGATCCGACACGGATTGCGTTTGTTTCGTTTAGCCGCAAGGCAGCAGACGAGGCACTGGCTCGTGCAAAAGAGAAGTTCGGCTACGACGAGAAGCAGCTTGTCTGGTTCCGCACCCTGCACTCGATGGCGTTTCGGTATCTGGGACTGACGACAACAGACGTGATGAAGGGCGCTGACTACAACGACCTTGGCAAGGCGCTCGGACTCGAGTTCCGGTCACACGCTGCACTGAAGATGGAAGACGGTCCGATGTTTGTTACTGGTGTCGGTGGAGATGCGTACATCAACATCATCAGCAAGGCACGGGCAGCAGAGATCCCTGCCGAGAAAGAATACGACATGTCTGCCCACTGGAGCATGAGCAGGCAGCAACTGCGTCTGGTTGAGAGTGCGCTGGCACGATACAAGGACGTGCACGACAAGGTGGACTTCGTCGATATGATCGAGCAGTTCATCCTCGGCGGCGAAGGCCCGAACCTCGACCTGCTGATTGTGGACGAGGCGCAAGACCTGACACCGTTGCAGTGGCGCATGATCCGAGAGGTTCTAGTTCCACGGTCCAAGGTCGTCTATTACGCGGGCGACGATGACCAGTGCATCTATTCGTGGATGGGTGTGGATGTGAAGGACTTCATGAACGCATCTGAGAACGTCACCGTTCTGGACAGATCGTACCGTCTCCCCAAGCCGATCTACGATGTGGCTCAGAGCATCATCCGTCGTGTAGCAGTGCGACAAGATAAAAGCTGGGATCCGAACGATCACGCTGGCACCGTCAAGTTCCATCATGATATCATGAACGTGGACCTGCGAACTGGCGAGTGGCTTATCCTTGGCCGTACGAATCACATCGTTAACAAAATCGCCTCTGACCTCAAGGACCAAGGCTTCGTGTTTTGGCGTGAGGGTTCGGGTTGGTCCATCTCCCCGAAAACTCTGAACGCGCTGGAGGTATGGATCCGATTATGCAGAGGCGAAAAATTTACCCCAATGGAAATGAAGACTTTTGGCTCGTACTTGAGGAAGGAAGTTATCAACCGCCAGGGGAAAAAACGCTTCAACAATTTAGACCCAGAGATCGCTTACTCTCTCGACGAACTTGTCGAGAACTGCAACATGCTCGTATCGCGCGAGATGCACTGGACCAAAGTGCTGCGGGCGTCGGAGAAGGAGGCACTGTACATAGCCTCCATCCGGAGGAGCGGCGAGAGGATTCTGGGGGATGCGAAGCCGAGGATCCGTCTCTCGACGATTCACAAAGCAAAAGGTGGCGAGGCGGATAACGTCCTCCTCCTCACCGAAACCACAAAGACCTGTGAGAAGAACGATCCGGACGACGAGGCACGGGTGTTTTATGTCGGCGCCACTCGCGCCCGGCAGAACCTGCACGTCGTTGAATCCGGCAAAGTGAGGTATGCAATATGAAGAACAGAGAAGACTTCCTGCGTGAAGCAGAAGAACTAATCAACGGTCCGAGGGCCGAGGACTACGGTCCGGCGCTGTTGAACCACGAGCGGATTGCCACGATCTGGAGCGTCCTGCTTCGTTCCAAGTTACTGGACAAGATCACGCCGACAGAGGTGACGGCTATGATGATCGGCCTGAAGCTGGCCCGACTTGCCGAGGACATGCACAAGGACGATTCGTGGGTAGACATCATCGGCTACGCAGCACTCGGAGGAGAGATTTCGTACGATGGCAAAGACACACCAGTTTGACATATTCGATGCGGAAGAACTCAAGCGCGTAGCAGCGTCAGGGGTTGAGGGCACGTGGTCACCGCCATCGAGCTTCCCTGACCTGACGAGATTTGACCGCATCGCTATTGACCTCGAGACTCGAGACCCGAACCTGATAAGGCTCGGCCCCGGTTGGTGCCGCGACGACGGCTACGTCATCGGCTACGCTGTCGCGGCTGGGGATTTTGTGGGGTATTATCCCGTACGTCATGAAGGCGGTGGGAATATCTCGGAGAAGAAGGTCGTCAACTGGCTGCAAAAACAGTTAGCCACGCCGCACATCGACAAGATTATGCACAATGCGCTGTACGATCTGGGCTGGCTGCGCTGGGCCGGCATCGAAGTACAAGGACGGGTGATCGACACGATGGTAGCGGCGCCTCTGCTCGACGAGAACCGCCGGTACTACAACCTGAACAGCCTGGCTCGTGACTATCTGAGCGAGTTCAAGAATGAAAGGCTGCTGCGTCAGGCGGCAGAGGTGTTCGGTGTAGACCCCAAGTCTGGCATGTGGCAACTGCCCAGTCAGTTTGTAGGCCCGTACGCGGAGCAGGATGCTGCGGTTACTTTGCGCCTGTGGGATCGACTGGAACAGGAATTGCGTGACGACGAGTGCACCGGCATATTTGAACTGGAGTCGTCACTTACTCCGCTGCTGCTGGACATGAAACAGACTGGCGTCCGTGTTGATATTGACCGCGCCGAGCAGGTGAAGAAGGAACTGAAGTCTCGCGAGAACGTACTACTTAAAGAAATAAAGGCAGAGACCGGCGTCCTTGTGGAGCCATGGGTTGCCACATCGATAGCAAAGGCGTTCGACGCGCTTGGGCTGACGTACGAAAGGACAGAGAAGTCTAATGCTCCCGCCTTTACAAAAGCATTTCTTGCGAATCACGAGCATCCTGTCGCGCAGAAGGTCGTACGCCTTCGCGAGTTTAACAAAGCCAACACGACATTTATTGAAACCATTCTTGAACATTCGCATAACGGTCGTATCCATTGTGATTTTCACCCTCTTCGTTCAGATGAAGGGGGCACAGTTACCGGACGATTTTCTTCGTCCAACCCGAATCTCCAGCAAATCCCGGCGCGTGACCCAGAAATAAAGAAGATGATTCGTGGCCTCTTTATACCAGAAGAGGGGCACAAGTGGGGATCTTTCGATTACGCCTCGCAAGAGCCAAGGTGGCTGGCCCACTATTGCGCGTCCCTGAAGGATCCGCATCCGATGATCGCCGAGGTTGTCGAGGAGTATCGCGGGGGCAGTGCCGACTTCCACCAGAAGGTAGCGGACCTTGCGGGGATCAGCCGCAAGGAAGCCAAGACCGTGAATCTCGGGATCATGTATGGCATGGGCAAGAAGAAGCTGGCCGGTGTCATGGACATCGAGGTGGACGAGGCGACCGAACTGCTGGGCAAGTACCACGACAAGGTGCCGTTCGTGAAAGGCATGGCAGATCTTGCCATGCGTCAGGCAGAGAAGAACGGATTCATTCGCACTGCTCTGGGACGCAAGTGCCGGTTCAATATGTGGGAGCCAAAGATGTTCGGATACCACAAGCCTCTCCCACTTGAAGAAGCTGCCAAGGAATATGGCGGTCGTGGGGCAATCAGGCCGGCCTTCACATACAAGGCACTGAACAAGCTGATCCAAGGTTCGAGTGCCGACCAGACCAAGAAGGCCATGGCCGTGTGCTATTCAGAAGGATTCACACCAATCCTGACGGTGCATGACGAATTGTGTTTTAACGTGAACTCTGATGAACAGGCTGCGCGGATCAGTGAAATAATGTCAACTTGCGTGAAGGGGCTGAAGGTTCCCTTCGATGTGGACACCGAGCTTGGCGACAACTGGGGAGAAGTCGGATGAACATTAAGTGCTTTGGCTGCGGCGGTGATGTGATCTGGGGCGGGGACCATGATGTCGAAGACGATGAGGAGTATTTTATCGTATCGAATCTACACTGCACCGACTGCGGTATATTCTACCTTATGTATCACCCAACGCCGCCATCCGATGAGACAGACGAGACGCCCGATTCGGGGTCTGTTTAGCCCACTTCGAGTCCAACATCTGACGGCTGGCCTCGCGCCAGTCCCTAGAATCGACCGCCGCCTTCATTTTTTTGAAGCCGGTTAGCCGAGGACGGCCTAGTTGGAAGCACATGTTCGCAATGATCAATTGTGCCTCTTCTGGCAAGTCGTTGAAATCACTGTACAATAATTCGCAATCTCGTACAGTTCGTTGCACATCGTCGTGGAATAGGTCATCGACGTGCTCCTGAGAGACCTCTGAGCCTACTTCGAAGCCGTAAAGCTCGTCATCTTCGGTGATTAGGTGCCCAATTCCGACGGTGGGGTAGCCGAGATGGTCCAAATAGATCTCGAGCTTGCATCCTTCGTCGGCGGCTAGTTCAATCTGTAGCTGTTCCAAGTTCATGGGATCCTCGTTACATACAAAGGTCTTCGTATCGGGTGGTGTACTGTCGGTGCTGACTCAGGTCAACGACGTGAACAGGGCGCAATAGGTTACGCAGCCAGCGAATCATCACGGGCCTCGCTGTGCAAGTTGCTGCGTGGCGGGGTTGTTGCCGGCCAGCGCGGCACGGCGCTGCTGCTGTTGAGGTGTGAGTTGAATGCCGGCGAATAGACCGCCTGTGGCTGGAGTAGGTGCGGGGGCAGTCGCTGCTAATGGAGGAGTAGCTGCGACGGGAGATAGTGCCCCCGCGTTCGGTGCCGGCGTCGATGCCGGAAGATCCAAGGTCCGAGTTTCGCGAGGCTCCTCGAAAGAAGATAGCTTCCTGTCGCTTAAATCGAACCGCATATCGTTCAACTTGAAGATGGGCAGCAAGTTACCGTTGTCACGAACCTCACGACGAGTTTCCTTGCTGATCTTCATTGGCACAAAATTGCCACTCATCAACTGGCTGACGTTGCCAATCTTGTACTTCTTCAGAGCTTTGCGAATCTCGAAGTCATCCATACCCAAAGCCCGCATATCTTTCACGGTCTGGTGCATTTTGCTCTGTACTCGGAACAGGGCTTCGTTTGCGTTCTGGTAGGCATTCAGGGCTTCGTCCTCGGTCAGCGAACCTCGGGTCTTCACCGCCGTGTTAAAAAGCTGTCGCGCTCCCGTGATGTTGCCCGCGTAATCGAAGGACGAGTACATGACGATGTTGTCCGGCTTCACTTCGACTTCTGTCAAACCTGTCAGCGCCCGCAAGAATTCACCAGCAGCCTTGCGCTCATTGCCCGCCGGATCCGGTCCGGGGTTAAACATGCCGCGAATAAACCGTCCCGGCTCTAACCCCGGAGCCTGAGTTGTTTTTTTCTGTGCCTTCAACTCGAACGGCGAACCACCGGGGTTGAATGCTTCCATCGTGTGAACGAAGCTCTTCAGCAGTTTGTCACCACTTGTATCCACATCACGGTAAATTCGAGCACCAGTCTTGGTTCGCCCACCTCGGATCGTGGTGTCCACCAGCTTTTCCGTTACAATCGACTCGCTGGCAAACGGGTTGAAGATTTCGTTCAGCGCCTGGAATCCAGCGTTAGCAGCTATCGAGGCGCTGTCCTTGCCGAGATCCTGCCCGTCAGAGATGGCGTTGTAGATACCCATGATCGGACGTTGCAGGTAGTCGTACGGGTTGGTGTAGCTGAAATCGACGTAGCCCTTCAGGTTTCCTTTGTCGTCAACCGACACTGGAATCAGACGGCTGTTACGAGACCACTCGGGTCCAGCGCGACGGGCGGCATCAAGCTGGTCCTGTGTGACGCCGGTCAGCATCTTGGCTGTTTCTTGCAGAGCCACCGGCAGCGCCGTCGTAGCAAAAGCAAGGCCGGTCAGACGACGCATGCCGATCTCGTTCAGAGATTGTGCTGCTTGTTGCGCTGCCTTCAGACGTTCACCCTCATCGGCGATGTCGCTGAACCGAGCAAGGAAGTCCGGGTCATCAGCACGGACAGCGATCTCATCCAGAGACTTCTGCAAAGTGTTAACGCTCGTGCGAATAATTTCTGCCGGGAAGGCGATGAAGTTACCAACCGGCAGCTTGCGAATCTCTTTAATGATCTGCGGAACACGTTCGTAGTTCGGCACGTTGTTCTTGACGATGTTCGCTGCGTACTCATCGATGTTCATTCCAATGGCACGTTCAGCGTTCTTGGCGCTTCCGAACTTTGATAGCAGCTTGCTCTTCTCGAACTCGAAGTTGTAGATCTTCCACACATCGTCACCGCCTTGGTAGCCCTGACGTGCGAGGTTGAGAATCTTTGACCGCGAGAATATGTTACCGGGCTTTCGTCCCACCTGAACTCCGGCGATGACCTCGTCGGCTTCTCGAGTTACACCAAGACCCTCGCTCAGAAGGCGGTCGATCTCACGAAGCTGCGCTTGGTTTCCGATAACACCCAACTCTTGCAGCTTGCCGTAGTAGCCAATGCTGTCTCCGCGTTTGCGAATATTGTTGGCAACAATCGCGAAGGATTCACCAAGGCCGGCGCCCCTACCAATATTGCCCTGTGCTACAGCAAACATCGCGGCAGATGTCACGTTGCGAATCTGTGTGATTGGAGAAAGAACGGTCTTGGTAAACTGAGAAGCACCCTTGGCCTTCAAGAACCCGCTATACAGACCCCTCGCAACATTCTTAACAGTCTCGTCTTCCGTAGCAACAACCCGAGTCAGGTCCGTATACATTCGGTTGCTGACGGCAACATCCTTTGCGGTGCCCCAATAGTCTTCACTTAGAACCGTGTACTCCCGACGAAGCTCCGGGGGCAGTGCTTTGTAAGCGTCACTTGTCAGAACGCTGCCTGTGTCTTTTGCACTCCGCGCGATGTTGAACATGAACTCATCGTTAGCAACGAATTCGGCCATGTCTGTGACGGTTGAGATAAACGCTTCTTGCGGATCCTTGATCTCACCCAGCATCCGACGGATGGCAGGACTGCCAACTCTTTTTGCCTTGAACAGGTCCGTCTTGAGGCGATCAACGGCGACGCGGTTGTTACCCTTCGGCGAAGAGTACGCTCCTCGCTTCTGTGATCCGATACGAAGAAAGTCCTCGACGAGGGACTCGGCCTCTGAACGCTTTACTTTTTGACCGGCGCCTACACCAAAGAAGTGTTCCTCGGGTGCTGTAACAGGGAGTTCATCCGCTGCTTTGCCGCTGTTGTAGACACGGTCGTAGAAGGAGCGATAAACGTCCGGCGACTGCTCGAACATCTTGATCGTATCTTCCTTAGCCTCTGCAAACTCAGTAGTTTTCTTAAAGCCCTCGTCCTCGAAGAACCTGTATTTGCGCCGAAGGTAGGAGCCGATGTTGGACTTGATCTCATCCGCGATGTCCTGCGACTCCTTGTTGTTCAGGAAATCAGACTTCAGGATCTGGTTCGACATGCGATCCACCTGCCGACGCATCCGCATGACGGGCCGACGAATAGCTTCGGGAATCATGTCGATTGCAGTTTCGCCCGTGAGGTACGAATAAATCTCGTTGTTAAGATCAGCACGAGTCAGGGAAGTTTGCCCCACCATAATCTCGGACAGCTTACCCTTGCCGAGACCAGCATCGTATAAATCATCTATGCCGCGTTCTACATCTTTTAAGGTTCTCGCGGCGTAGTTAATTTGCTTGTCGATCTTACCGCGAATCTGTGACCGTGCCTCGGCCATCTCCTCGGTAAGGTTGCCACGAAAACGGAAGGCCGAAGCCACCTTTTCCAGAGTTTCTTCGCTGACTCCTGGAATCTTCTGAAGAAGTTTTGACCCGCTTGTTGCCAACGCAGTTCCAGCTTCGAGCGTGGCTTGTGCGGCCCGTGCACTTGTCGGCCCTGCAACAGCACCAATCGCGCGACTGGTTCCTGCGCCGAGAACCTTAAATAGAGGCTCTGCTAGAGCAGTGGCTCCAGCGGCTTCTACACCAAAGCGCAGCTTGTTGCCGATCCGAGCAAGTGCAGCATCGCGGCCTTCGAGACCGATCAGGTCTACTGTCTGTGTAGGTCCACCCTCGAAGAAGTCGCCGATGGTGGTGTTCCCTGTTGTGGAAACAGCAGCATCTACAAGACCGGCGGAGCCGATCTGCGCGAGGCGTTCCATACCCTTGCTGAGATTCTTCGCTTTTGAGAACTTGCTAACAAGCGCGACACTGCCGATGCCGGGAGCAAGGACAGGGGCCAAGAACTGAGTGGCGGCTTCGGCAATCTCACCGGCGGCGCCTTCAGGATCGATGCCTGCGGCTTCCCGGAATCCCTCAAATAAGTTAGTGACATCTTGCGCGTAGTTGGTGTCCGCAGCCAGATCAACAAGGGACGCGCCAAGCTCACCCACGCCCTGCGGTATGGCGATAAGACCGGAGGCCACACCTTCAGCTATTTCCTGAAAGGTGCCTTCCTTCTCATCCCCACCAGTAAGACCAAGCTCTCGCCGCCTCTTCTGCTCTTCGGTGAGTTGAATGCCCTGAAACAAGCTCATGGCGCTACTACCTAGCTGCTTTGAGGCTGGTAGTTGATGAAGGCATCATAAAGAGTATTAAGACCTTGAACGATTTGTTCCTGTGTCACTTCCGTGGGTTCGACCTTAGCATCCTTTGTTGAAAGAGATGCAGCGATATCTCGACGAAGAGACATCATCATGTCTTCGTCATCCATGCGCTTGCCAGTCCAATCTGCACGACTTGGTGTTGCCGATGTGGTCTTACCCGTGATCGACTTTACGATAACGTCGCCGATCTCGTCCGACGAGAGGTACTTCTCGTACAGTCTCTGAGTCTCACCCGGCAGCGATGCCGTAAACTCGGCAAGGCGGATACGGAAATGTTGTTCGTCTATTCCCATTTCTTTCGCATGTGCTTGCGCGGCCATTGTTTTGCCGAGGTCGTAGATCCGTCCCTTAGAAGCCTCCGTCGCCTGCCACCTCTGAGTCATGATCAGATTATTAACCGCAGCTTCCCTATCCAGACGGCTCTGTTCGCCCTGGAACTTTTGATTGATCTCGGTCAACTGAACACGCAACTGCTGCTCGGAGTTAGCCAAGAAAGCTGCGGCATCTCGACCAAGAGCACTTTCTGCTGCCTGGAAAGCCTGGCTGTTTACCTGCATAGCCTCTCGCGTTGCAAGTTCCGTATCTTGCATCGCGGCCCTAGCGATTTCACCACCAATCCGCTCACTGGTTGTGAAGGCACGAGCCTCTTCGGCAGCGATCTCTTCGCCAACCTCTGTGGTGGCAAGCATCTTCAGTTCACGTTCTTGCTGCTGCTGTTGCTGCTGGAGAGCGCCCTTGACCTCACCAAACTCAGCAAGCTGCTGACCGGCACCCGCCGCGATATTCGACAGGGCGTCTTCAGACTGACCGGCAGCGATGCGAAGACCCAGCATCATCAGGTTGTAGTTCTTGTCGGTGCGAACATCCTTGGCTTCTTCCTCGCCAAGAAGATCCTTCAGCGTCTGATACCGCTGCTCAACGCGCTCTTTGCGAGAGAGCTTCGGATCGATACCGAGATCTTTGTCGTTCTGCTCTGCCTGATCTTGTGTCTTACTGACACCTTTGCCGGGGCTGCGCTTCCGTTCAGGACCGAGACCGTCAGTTGCAAAAGGATCTCGGCGGGTAGGTTGTGGCCGAGCTTTCTTTGTGTCTTCCGCTAGTTTGACAAGATCTTCTGCGGCAGTTGTTTTAACAGATGCCGTTTTTTTGCCCGCTTCCGCCTTTGCGTCGGGCGCTGACTCTTGGTTACGCATGCTCTGCAACTCAGCAAGGCGCATACGCTCGAGCGGACCTAGCGGTACGCCGCTTCCGCCGGTGGCATCCTCTGCGGTACGCCCGTACGGAACGTCCTCGTCAGTGGCTCTAAACCTTTCTGACACCGGCATTACAGGACCAGATGTAGGAATGCTAGAAGCAGCGGGCATGGCGGCAGCGGCAACAAGATCCGGAGGATCAAACCTCGAAGTGTAACTTGTTCTTTGGACCTCTGCCTGACGTGCGAGTTCAGCATCCGCAGCCTGCCGGGCTGGACTTTTGACCGACGAGCGTTTGAAAGCGTCTGTAAGAATGTTTTGAGGTATGAAATTACCGATACGCAAAAACGGATTATCTGTTGGACCCGCCAAAGACGGATCCATGCTCATGGCACGATACTGCTCCAAATAGCCGAACGGCCCGCGATCCACTGCGGGAGGACGACGCGCCTCAGACACTGAAACAGAGGGACCCCCGATAATCGGCATTCTTTTGTAGCGGGGATCATCGGGGTAGAGATCGTTGAGGTTCACACTGGCACCCGTCTGCGCCCGCATCGGCTGACCCTGTGCCATAGCCTTTTGTGCTGCCGTCATCAACGGAGCAGAAGAGGCCAAGATCCCAGTTGCACGTCTCGCGGCTCGTGGATCACGAAACATTCTACGGTTCATGGGGTTCATCAGGCTCTCCCGAAGTTGAACAGGTTACCAAAGCCCTTCGCTTCACCAGCAGCACCCAGACCAGCAATACCGAGACCAAGAAGTTGAGACGTGGCGCTCGGACCGGGGGTCGTGGTTGTGGAGGTCGTCTGTTGCAGAGCCGGAACACCACGGAAGATGTCAGACAGGAAGCCAATCTGCTGGAACGGAAGCTGCTGCTGGGCAAGTACGTTCTGCTGACCGATGTTGAGGCCCGTCTGTTCCTGCTGCTGTTGCAGCCCACCAATACCAAGGAGCGTGTTGATGTCCTGCGTACCCATTGCTTGACCCAACTGACCAAGGCCGGCAACTCCCTGAGACAAGGCTCCACCAAGTTGCGCCTGCCTCAACTGTTGCTGCGCTGCGTCCTGCGCTAACTTCGAGGCTTGCGAGAATCCTGCGCTGCGAAGACGCTCTCCAGTCCGAGCCTGCTGCTCAAGAACATTCCTGCCAAGTTCCCCCTGCACAACAGCGGCCCGACTTCCGCCAAACGCGCCCGATCCCACAGCCCGAGCATTTGCTGCCTGCTCTTGTATCTGACCTTGGCGACCAATGTCTGCCTGCGCTCGTTGAACTACGTCCTCAAGATACGGATCCATGTACTGCTGGTACGCAGTCGGATCCATACTAGCACCGGCGGCAGTGTCCATCGCACCGGTGAGACCAGCTTGCGCCTGCTGCAAGAAAGGCTGGAAGGCACCCACACCAGAAAGAGCAGAAGAGATAGCTTGCTGTTGACCTTCGGAAAGCGCCGCCTGCTCTGCTGGAGCAAACGGCATCGTCAAGCCAAGACCGCCGTCGGCAGTCGGCTTGAAGAGACCTTGAGCCGAGGTCAACAGGTTTGCCAGATACTGTTCTTGGAACTCGGGAAGACGAGCTACTTGTTCTACAGTTTGTGTTGCCATTATGCCTGGGCCTCCAGTTCGGCCATCATATCATACATGCGGGCAGCGCCGATATCCCTATCTCCACCACCTGCACCACGGACAGCCGCTGCTGTTATTACAAATTCCCCATCAGACAGACGGGCGGGCACGGAATCAGAAGTGCCGGTCCCCGGACCGGTGACCTCGCCTCCATGCATGTAGTTGAAGTCAGAAATCTCGCGGCGATAATCTGCCAGATCCTCTGGATCATTCAGTTGGTACACATCACCAGTCTCACGCGACCGAGCAGTAAAGTCAAACATCTCACCTTTCGGGAATGGGCGGCGCTCTCCTCCTTCTTCCTCTTCTTCTGTCTGGCCGAGCAAGGCCAGAGATCCGAGGCCCAGACCGGCTGTGAGCATTTTGTTCTCACTGGCAAAATCACCGAGAGTGCTAAGAATACCCTTGTTCTCCAGACCCGTAGATTGCCCGATCTTACCGGAAACTGAATATGTATCGGTGGGCACTCGAGCAGCGGCTGTAGGTATCGGGCCTCGCGGCAAGAAGCCGCCGGAGCCAGCCGGCCTGAATCCCGCTGATTGTGCGCCATACCCTAACGCCCCGCCAATAAGTGCTGTCTTCATGGCGTCATCTACATCCTGACCAGCAACCAAGCCTCCGATACCAGAGCCAATACCAGCGCCCATCGGACCACCCAGACCAAAACCAACAACGCCGCCAATGACCGGCGCGGCGTCTTTGATAGCATCCGTTAATTTATTAAAGATTCCCATCAAGTCACCACTTTTACAGTGCCGCTATCATTATACAGAGCACCGGTTTCTAGTCCAGTCGCGCTGGTCGGCAGGTTTGTCAGAGTCAGCTTCGTGCCGCGCATTTCGCCGGGTGTTCTTTCTTGCGAGATGAATATCTCCAAAGCTCGAAGCAAGTCCGCCATGTACTGCGAATCGTAATCTTCGGGCGCCTCCGGGAGTCGGGGTGGTGGGTTTTGTACCTGTGCCACTATTGTCTCCCGTCAGGCCGCAGATCAACGCGCGGACTTCCTAGCTTCCATTTCGTCCCAAGAGCCGTACTCTCCACACGAACTGCGAAAGCCCTGCCTCTTGAACGAAGGTGTAACTGTTCTGTAAATGTTTCGACATCTCCTGATATCGAACCAATCGCGGTTCCAGCATCCGTGTTGTCGAATGATGCGCCGGGGAATCGACGAGACTTTACTGTAAACACAGCTTGTGGGCTACTTAAATTAGTAGACCCCAAGAATGTCAGGTCAGGAATAACGCGCCTGATATACGTGAACTTGTCACCATCACCGATGTCGATAGCAGCAGACTCGATAAACGAAGTCATAGCTGACCCGTCATCGTCGAAGCCAATCTCGTGGTTAAAGATGTACTGACTGCCAGCAGCCAAAGGGTTGGCCCGCGTTCCACGGTCCAACCATGCTGTTCTAGCTAGACTACCGAAGTACCAGACCTTTTCACCGTAGTTATATATGACGTACTTGTCGTTTTCCGTGGATGATGCAGATGGATAGAACCAGAATATCTCGCTGAACTCTGAGTTGATGCCCGAGGTGACTTTGTCGGATTCCGCAATGTTGAAATCACCAAACACCTTCTGCCTCACACTGCATGGAAGCTGCTGTGTGCGACCAGCGTAGACATAAAAATTATCTATACCCATCCAATACACAACATCCTCTGTCGCTACGGCTGCATTCGGACCCATGATCGTGATGTTCGAGGCAAGCTGTGACAGGCCAAAGGTAAAGGGTGGCCCGATGAACCGCAGAGAAAATAGGGCCGTATCGGTCCAAACAAGGATCTCACGTTTTGTTTCAACCGCCTGGACAAAGGTGGACCCTGATCCAAGCCGCAAGTCTCCAGCAGTGTTTGTTGCAAGTGGATACCAAGTGACTGGATCCTCTTGTGACGAAAACCGGATCAATAGCGGATCTTGTACGCCGTCACCCTGCGTATCGGATGCTCCCCCCAAGCCGTCACAACCGAAAGCCAAGACATGTCTGTCTTGATCAGAAACCAAAACCTGCTTGGCTATGGTCGGCACACTTCGCTTTGTGCCTGTCCGTGTGGATAATTCGACGGCGCGGGTGGATAGATTGTTAGTGCGGTCCCAATAGAATATGCCACCATCTCGTGCGTTGATCAGCAAGTCTTCGCCAAAGTTGTCATGCGACCACAGGCGAATCTGCGTTGTGGTTGTCAGACCGCCCGATGCGGCATCACCCCAACCAAAGTAATCGTTTGCTGCACTTGCATTGCCAGATATCAGCGTCACGGTAGCGCCGTCAGCATGTGTCGATGCTTCTGTGCCAGACTGCGCCCGTGTCACGGTCAGGTCATTGGTCGATACGTTGGTGACTTTCAGTATTTCATTGTCAATCAGGATCAGATCGTTGTTGGCTATGCCTGTACCGCTGGTAACCGTAAGTGTTGTGTCAGAGTCAGAGAACGTGCCGCCCTCGTTGATTGTGGTTTCAAGTGCGCCTGCCGCTACACCACCGTACAAACCCGCACCCCAGCCTGTGCCACCGACAGTCGAGTCCAGACCGACGTTGATCTGATATGTGCCAACGGTGCTTGATCCACCATTACCTGTGTCGGACGAGTTGGCCGCGACACTGGCAGTGATGGTATAACTGTTGGCGTTGACGATGCTGACGATCTGATATTCTATGTTCAAGACTGCGGCAGTGATCAGACCACCTAAAGACGCCGCGCCAGAAAATGTAACGAAATCATTTTCGACAGCGCCATGCCCCGCTTCTGTAACGGTGATCGTTGTGCTGCCGTTGGTGGCTGCAAAAGTTACATCGCCGGACCCCGTGGTCAGTCGTATAGGCGTGATGTCGTTAAACGATCCACCCTCTTCGATGTAGTATTTCAGATGCGTGCCGATGCCAAGGTAGTTCGACCCGTCAAGTGCGATCCAGTTATGCAGCGCACGAGCGGAACCGAGATAGGTGGACGAGCTAAACTTCTCCCATCCGCCCAGCTTTTCCGGGTATCCAAACCGAAACCGTATCTTGTCACAATCACGCCAGCCACCTTCGTTAGAATACGACGTGACCTCTTGATTTATGCCGGGACGGAATTGTAATTTTGTCAGTGGCATGTCTGTCTCTAAGCCCCCGGTGTGCCGGGTGCGTTAAAAATATTCATGTTGATCGTACCAGAGGCGGGAACATTTGTATTGAATGTGCCGGTTACCGCTGGGTGCGACCACGACCAAGAGTTAGATGACTGATTGTCTGCGGTTTTGACTTCGCCATTTGTGAAGGTGCTGTCGTTTCCCCACGGCGAAGATGTCAGGTTGAGCGTCTGCCCCGTGTTGTTTGTGAGCGTCATGTCATAAACCCGTGTCAGTCTAGGATAACTAAAAACAGGATTTGCATTTCCTGACCCCGACATAGTCAAAGAGTCACCATCATTCACAGTTGCCGTAACCGTCGAACCAACCGTAGCCAGTATCTGACTACCACCACGAAACAAAGTAGCTTGTCCTTCACCCGCGTTATTATTGGTTAAAGATATTGTGACGGTTGATCCTCCGGCAGATCCAGTGTCAATCGTAAAGCTCACAGCGCCAGCACCTGTGATTGTGCTGCTTGTGCTGTCGTTTGAAACTACCGCTGCAACGCTACCGCTTGTTGCACTCGTGGTTCCGCTGTCAGAATTGGATGCCACTACAGTGGCCGTGGAAGGAACCTCTGATCCACCGCGATAATACTCTGACATGGATATAGGATTCGATCCGCCGTAGAAGGTCTGAACTTCAGAAAGCGAGATCGCGTTTCCTGCGCCACCATCAACACCCATTTATACCTCCTATATGCTGCCGAAGGCTGTCACGTCGCCTGTGACCTTGAGGTTGCCACTGGTATCTAACTCCATCTTGGCAGTGCCTGCATATGAAATGACAAGTTTGTTAGACGAGACAGAGAACACCCAGTCGTTAGAGCTATTGTCTAGCGTGAACGAATCACCTTGTACCGTGCCGGTAACATCAACACCCGCTGATGTGGTCTCAATCTTTTTGCTGTCATTGTGATAAAGTTCGGCAGCACCGCCATCGACAAACTTTGCCATTTCGTGACCATCAGCACCGTCAATGTTCAACGTGCCTAACGTGGTGATGTGACCGTCTGTGCCATCCCAATACACAGAAACATCATCACCGGCACCAAACTTCAGTCTGTTAACCTCTGCGCCGGAGCTATCTGGAAACTCAATGTTGTTGCCGTTGGTAGCAAGTACACCACCAAGCTGCGGCGTGGTATCATCAGCTACTTCCGGTATGAAGCTGGCTTTTTGCACCGCCGCGCCACTGCCAGCACCGTCAGCGAAAATCCACGCCGTCTCGCCGTTTAGAATAGATACGTCGCTGCCAGAGCCTTGTGTAAAGGTGGCCGTCTGACCAGAACCGTTCTTGACCAAATACACCTTGTCTTGATCATTCGGGCTGATGGTAATCGTGTTAGTGCCGGATGGAGATCCAGCAAGCACCAGAACCTTGTGACCGCCGTCAGACAACGTCCCGTCCGTGGTGGTCAGTGTGGTCGTTGTACCCGACAGAGACAGAGACAGAACACCGTTGATGGCACGATCAATGATGTCGAAGTTCGCATTGGTGGTCGTACCCCAAGTACCCGCCTGTTCACCAGATCCGGGTTTCTCAATGCCTATATTAGCTGTGTATGAAGATGCCATTTAGTTCACCACTTCTGTCCATGTTTCTGCCGTGCTGCCAGCATTGATCTCGGTCCAAGTATCACCAGTATGGGTGATCTCTGTCCACGTCTCGGCAGTCTCCCCGGCGTTAACTTCCACGAACTTAATATCACCGCTTGTGGATTGTACCACCAAGAACTCAATATCAGAAGACCCACTAGCAATTCGTGTTCCAACGGTGCTTTGCGTCAGGTTGCTGCTTAATGTGCCAGTGGTTGCAAGTCTTATTCGTGTGCCCGCCGATGTCTGCGTCAGGTTGGTACTAAGGTTACCCGGCACACCTACCATGATACCGCTTGCCACTGATGCCTGACTGCTTATGCCTGTCATCTCTGACGAGCCAGAAGCTATATGTATGCCTGCCGTCGTCTGTGTGGCGTTAAAAGAAAGCGAACTTACGCCGGTCCTTACAATGCCTTGCGTGGCAGCAAAAGGCTCTTGTGCAAAGGCGGCAGTCGCAAACATCAGTCAGCGTCCGCAATGGTCAAGTCACCCGATGCAACTTGCTTTTGGATTTCGTCGTAGTGGCGGTTGCCGGGGGCGAGAGGTACAGACAATGTTTCGCCATCAATGACGCATTTAATTCCTGCATTTTGACCTGAAAAATTCACGAAATACTGTGCGCTTGTAATATTCATTTCGTTCATATCTACAACTCCGCATCCATCTTAAATGTGCCGTCTTTACCGTCATTGTATATACATATCGGTTTGCTTTGTGCTGTAGTACCTGACGCAACAGTGGCGTCAACTTCCACAGAGTGCGGCTCTGAATAAGTATTGCTAACAGATGTTATGGTTCCAGTGCTTGCGCCGTCGTACCACTGACAGGTTCCGCTGAAAGTTACTGTTGGTGCGACCCTCATAATCACAGGCAACACAGCCGCCAGCCTATTTAGGCTAGTGCCACTTGAGGCTGTACCCCGCAAAGGATGCTCATTCAAAGACTGATAATACCTCTGACACCTCTGCAACTCATCGCCAAACGACCGATGCTCAAACGGCGTCTCTTGTTCGCCAAGTTCCATCTGCACTCCGGTGATTTGAAACGTACCATTTGTCGTCATAAACGGGCTTGTTACAGTATGACCGTTTGCAAATTTTGCGTTGGCATAAGTGTCATCCCAAGCACCTTGTGCGCCACTGTCTGACGTAAAGTCTGTTCCCGCCAGAATAATCCAGTTCAAAGACAGTCCGAACCCGTTATCGTTTGCGATTGCTGTTGTAGTATGTTCTGGGAAAGTGATGGTTTTGTATTCCCATGTGTTCGTGGAACTTACAGAATATGTTTTGTTGACAAGGTCAGAGCCGTCATCTTGGAACAAAGTTAAAGTATACTGACCGGCGGAAGATGCCTTTACCCAAAATGAGGCTGTTACTTTCTGTGCTGCGGATGTTCCGTAGTTTAGATGCTGAAGATTTTGTGCTTCTAGTTTTGTTCTTACATAGGCAAGGTCATTTGCACCTAGCGCAGATTCTGCGGTTGTGGCTTCAATCTTATATGAATTTGAAAACCCATCAGGGCTATCAGTAGATTGCGACGTAGTTACAACGAGGTTATCTACGCCAGACTTGCTGAACATAAATCTGTCAACAATAAAACTGTTAGCAGCGGCAGCACTATCACTCGTCCCCCGCTGCGCCACCTGCATCGCACCGTTGATAACAAGGTTCCTGTTCGACAACGCTGACTGCGAACCAATCAGTGCGGCGAGTTCTGCTGCCTTACTCATGCGAGGTCTCCGTGTGTTTGTGTGAAGCCATGAGTGTTGTCTGTGGATGAGTCATCAGACCTTGAAATAAATCTCACCTGCGTAGCAGAGGCTGTGAAAGTGTCATCAGCATCATAAATTATTAATTTAGAAGTGCTTTCTCCCACATCTCTACTGCCAGTAGCTCCTATTGAATAATTTGTATTACCCATCGCACTTGTGTAGGACAGGGTGTACTTACCCGCAGCATCATCAGATATAGAACTAAGATTTAAACTGTCTCTTAAAGCGGGAGTGCTAGTGCCGTTGAAATTTGACCAAGCCTTCGCACTACCACCCGCCACAAAGCTGGTGGCAATGCTGTTGTTCCCGCTGGCATCCTTCAGGGTGTTTACTCGCAGTTCACTAGCCATTATGCGAGGTCTCCATGAATTGCCTGATTGTTTCTAGCATTGTCATTAGTCAAGCTATCAGTCCTAGCAAAAATCCTGACGTTATAACTTGAGGCTGCTCTTTCAGGTTCGTCAAACGACAAGATAGCTGCATAAGAAGCGCAAGCGGTAATTGAGTAGTCGTCATTGCTCATTACGTTGGTAAAGGCATAGGTGTAGTCGCCGGTTCCATTGTCCGTTCCTGATGCCGTGTTGAACGAGTCAAATGGCTGTGCGTCTGTAAAAGCGGCAACCCACATTTTTGTCAGCCCCTGCTGCAACCGCATCGTAGCCGTACCTTCGCCGGTAATCGTGATATCACCTGCGCTGGTTACACCCTGCATGCTATCTACTTTAAGTATGCTTGCCATTACGCGAGGTCTCCTGTGATATTTGCGGAGATATAGTTTCCGTCTGACGAACCAAAAGCACCATCAGACCCATTGTTAAAAATGTGACTTATGCGGTAGGTGGTTGTAGTTGGTGTCTGACCATCTTTAAACACAGCAAAATAAGTTCTAGCAGTAAAAACGTGAGAGTAGTTGGCGTTGGACATCGCTGATGTCATTGTATGCGTATAATCGCCAGTGCCATTGTCTGTAACGGAAGAAATATTAAAAGAGTCATACAAGCTGATGGTTCCAGTGCCATTCAACTTGCTCCACGCCTTCGCCAGCCCCTGCACAACATTAGTTGTTGCACTCCCACCTTCAGCAACAGCGACAGCGTTGTTGGCAACCTTAACATTCGTGCCACCAGAGCCAGCCTTGTCTACAATGGTATCTACGTTAAGTTGGCTGGTCATACGATGCTCCAGTATCCGTTAACAGTGACGGTAGCACTCTGCGTAATCGGCCCTGCCGACACACCGTTCTCGTCGCTGTCAATCGTGATGTCTGCGCTGATGGTCTGGCCGTTCAGGCGGATGATGCTGTTGTTGCCCTTGAAGGGATATCGCGTGTCGGAATCCGTCTTGGTGTAGCTGTTGTTAACGGCGAACACATCGTAGACCACCATCTCAACTACGTCATTCAGGCTGGCCCCAGTGACAAGCACAACAGTCGTACCCGTTGTGGCTGTGTAGTCCGTACCGGGTTTCAGCAGCACACCGTTCTGGTAAACATCCATGTATAGGCTGTCAGAGTAGGACAGCACTAAGGAGTCGGAGTCAGATCCGCTGAAACTCGTTTGCCCCGCCGTGGCTTGGTACACGAAGCGGTTGCGGACGCCAAACTCTGGAGATTTACCTATGTAGGGCATTATGCGTCCTCTAGTGTTTTGACACGAGCCTCAAGCGTTTCAATCTTGGCGATGCTTTCCTTCAGGGCTGCGGTCAACAGAGGCACCAGCTTAGATTGGTCGATGCCCTGCATGACCGCGTTGCCGTCATCATCGACTTCATCCTTAGTGCCAGTTACAGCCTCCGGCACGACTGCTTGCGCCTCGTGAGCAAGGAAGCCGTCAACCGTTGTGTCGGCGTCTGCTATAAACTGGAACCGCTTGGGGGCAAGCGCCTTAACACGGTCAATTGCGCCGGTCATGTCCACGATGCCGTCCTTGAGGCGATAGTCTGACGATGTGTTAAAAGCTGTCGCAGAGCCGTTTGTTGTGATGCCACCTACTTGACCGTTAGGATTGCCAAACGCCATGTGGGTTCTGGCCGCCGTATTGTCACGTCCGCTGTTAATTTGGAATTTGTTAACTTGGGTTTCAGTGTTTGTAAAACTGAAGGTATCCATACTACCGAAATTCAAATCGCCGCCATTTTGATTGACGAACCTCATTCCCTCAGAACCGCCACCGTGCTTGAACGTCAAAGCACCACCGGATGTGCCGAAAATTCTTGGACTGCCGTTATTGCCACCCCAAGCAATGCCGTAACCGTTCTGCGTGAACACAAGGTCGCTGGTTTTAGCCAGTGTCAGTTGGCTTACAGGGCTGCTCGTCCCAATGCCCACATTTTCTGACGAGTTAATAGTAATAGCGGTGGCATCACTAGAATTGGAAATGCCAGTAATGCCTTCTTTGCCAACCTTAGTTAATGCCATTGCCTATGTTCCTTATGCGTATGGGCTGTCGCCCAGCACAGATGTATCCCAAGCTGCCTTGAGTGCTGCAATGTCAGCAGCGTTGGTGATTGCAGATGCCGCTGGTGCATCACGCAGGGCAGTCTTCTTAGCTACTGAGGCAGTCTTGGCAGACGCATCGTCAGCCTCAAGTGCCTTCATGTATACCACGTCCTCTGCTGCAAGCAGTGGGGTGCGTACTTCACGGATTTTGTCCTTGAAGATTTCTTTAGCCTTCGTCATGTCTTCAGAGATGACGCTTCCGGACAGAGACCACGCACCACGAAAGTGACGGTCAGATGGAACGGTAGCCGTGGAAGCGTCAATCTGGTTCCCGTCCTTGTCTACGATATATGTTGTTGCCATCAGGTTGCTCCTTATGCGGCTACAGTTTCATCAGTGGCTAGATCTTCACTAATCTTCCAAGCATTGCGCCACTCACGAGTCGCTGGAAGCTGTTCCTTTCGACAGATTAACATCTTGGGCTTGTTGCCGCTATCATAGTCACGCCACACGGATTGCGGCACGTCTTTCATGATCAGATACTCAATAGCCTGTTCTTCGGTCATTGCATCGACAGGCTTGGTGTTGTGCAACAGGTAGCCACGAGTGTGCTTGGTGAAGCCCTCTTCGGCCTCGTCCTTGGCAAGCTCCCAATACACTTCTACCGGCGGCAATATCCCACCTTGCAGCGCACAAGCCATCCAGTTGGGGTCTGGCACCAGTATCTTGGCGCACTCGTCTACCTTGTCTTCATACACGACACGATAGTCTGACTGCACACCCTCAAGGTTCTCTTTGGCCCAGCAGAGCCTGTCCCATAGATGTGTGCCTTGAAACTCTGGGGTCACTGTCATGCGAGGTCTCCTAAAAAACTTGTAGATACTTCAGCTTGATCTAGCGCACTACCTGTACTTGTTTGAAATCCAAAAAAATCAGCGGCTCCGGTAGTTTTGCCATCCGCTTCGGCTATTACATTGTATCTGCCAGAAGTATCTGCACCTCCAGAACAGGGGGTCGCATAGCTGGAGTTTGACATACTACTTGTTAGTGTAGCTGTGTAGTCTCCGGTTCCATTATCAGTTATAGAAGTAAGATTAAAGGAACTTCGTAGTGCAGCAGTGCTTTCACCATCCAGATTCATCCACGCCTTCGCACTACCATTCACGACATAATTCGTAGCCAGCGAACCCGCAGTCGAGTGCGTCAGGGTATCTGCTTTGAGTGTACCGAATGCCATTACTCACCTGCCTCCAGGGCTGCGACCTTAGTTTCAAGCGTTTCAATCTTGGCAATCAACTGCTGAATGACGGAAACATACATCGCATCCTTCTGACCCAGCTTTGACGTTTTTGCGAAGCGTGCTACTCGTTGTGTGTCCGTCTCAGCAGCATCATCAGGCTTGTATATGTTGTTTGGGCCATAGGGAATGTCTGTATCGGGCAGATATTGATAGTCGTCACTGTCTGACTGCACTTCAATTTCGTTCACCCAGTATGAATCTATAGCTTCTAATTCCTGTGCGACAAATCCTCGTACCTCCGACTTTTCTCCGTGCAGCGTTGGCTGCTTCCAGTTGAATGTGCGGGTCTGAAACTGTTTGAACTTGGCAAGATCATAAGCATAGTCTGCGATATTCTCCTTCAATCTCTGGTCGGAGTTAGAGGCGATAGAGGTGTCTGTCGCCGTCAGATCCCCGTTCGGCGCAACACGAAATTTTTCAGAAATCTCACCATCACCGCTGTTTGATGAGCTATCAACATTGGTGCTTGTTCTGATTACAAATGCGCCGGGAGCGTTTCCGTCAGCCGTCCTAACAACGCCGATTCCTGCCATAACACCGGCGCTATTCTCGTTGCGCCAATCAAGGCGCTGACTTTGCAAGCCCTGAGATGTTTCGTTCGTGATCGTCTGAAACTCAAGTCGCCCAGTTTCTGACAGGCGCATACGCTCACCTCTGTCGCCCCCATCAGCTTTGGTGAAAAAACTTAACTTGCCCCCGCTGTTATTTCCTGTTCCGACCATTTTTGCTTGGATACCAGTGACATCGTTCACGAAAGATGTGCCACTTCCTGAACCGGCATTGGTCCTATTGTAAAATACAAGTTCACCTAAATCGCCGCCGTCAGAATTAACCGTGGAAGAGATAGCCAAATCTCCACTATCCACATTCAACTTTGATACAGGCGAAGTCGTGGAGATGCCGACGTTGCCGCTGGTATCAATCAAAAACCTATTTGCACCACCCGTTTCATCACGCACGACATAGGCGTTACTCTGGTCTGTGCGGATTTGTGTGGAATAGTGACGGCTTGAGTTTTTAACACTCATGGTCGCATAGTTAGCGCCAGTGCTTTCAACCCTAAGTTCTGGGTTTCCGCTTGCTGTTTGGATGTGGGTTTCAACCGCTGGTGATGTCGTCCCCACACCCAGCTTATGACCAGACGCAACTACAACATCGCCAGTGCCATCCGGGTCGATGGTGATGTCGTTGTTACTCGCAAGGCTGGAGATTTTGTTTGTCTTTACTTCACTCATGCGAGGTCTCCCTGCAAATTGTGCGTAATATATTTTGAATCAAATACAGTTTCACCCACATCAACTGTTTGAACTTGTTGTGCAGACGTAGAATTATCTATTTCAGCAGAATTGTTTCCGTGCATGATTTGAAGATTGATACTAAACTTAACGCCGTAATTCGGAGCGCAATTTCCAACGATACTGTAATCGTTATTACTCATAGCCGAAGTAACAGTGGTTATGTAATCCCCCGTTCCATCGTCTGCGATTGACGATATGTTAAAGCTATCTCTTGTTGCAATTGTCCCTGTACCATTAAAATTAATCCAAGCCTTCGCAGCGTGCTGCTTTGTCAGCGTGGCCGCTCCGCCGCTGGTGCTTTGGATGGTATCTGCCTTCAACGTGCTCATAGTGTCACCAATGTCCCGCCGCTTTCAACGGTCAGGGTCACGCCACTGGCTACAGTGAACGGGCCAGTCACGTTTGCGTTCTCGGTTGCAAGGATGGTTGTGTTGGCCGTCAACGACTGTGCGTTGGTGCGAAACAGGCCACCGCCTTTGAAGTTGCCCTTGTTCTGATCGGCTGGTGTGATCGTTGCGCCTTGCGGTGC